TCGCAACCTTTCAGACAGTAGGAGTACATGAGTTCACCGAGGGACAATCAATCGTTGTCGCAGGATGTGGCACTCCCTTTAACGGCACAAGAACAGTTAACGCTGATGTCGATGCTTACACATTTACAGCAAACATCACCAACGCAGACGTCCTTGAACGAAATGTTATCCCAAGTGGATCCGCAACACTTACAGGGGCTTCAACGTATGTGGGCGTTTCAGCAGTCGAATCGGCAATCATTGTGGTTTCCGTAGAAGTTTTCCAATCTCGCACAGCTCCTGGAGGTCAAATTGAAGGCGTGGATTTTGCTCCTAGCCCTTACCGCATGGGGCGCAGCTTGTTTAACCGCGTTGTCGGACTTTTGGGTCCGTATATTGATGTAGAGACTATGGCGCAGTAATGCCAAGCACAATACTCTCTGCTGTTCGTACTCCTCTTGCCACAGCACTATCAGGCGTTACTGCAAACATATTTGCGTATGTTCCAGAGTCAATTCCTGCTCCTGCTGTTGTTCTCGTTCCGGACTCTCCGTACCTTGAGTTTGAGACCATTGGCAAGGGAACCTTTCGATGCAAGATCAATATGACAATTACTTGTTGTGTTGCTTACAACAGTAACCCAGCAAGCCTTGATAATATTGAGCAACTTATAACAAGTGTTGTGGCGGTCATTCCGGCTGGATATGACGTTCAGGCGGTTGACCGACCAACAGTAACAACAGTAGGCGCTAGCAACTTGCTGGTCGCAGATATACGGGTGTCCACTTGGTACACCCAGACAGCATAAGGAGAAATCATGCCAACAACCGTAATCACGGGGCGCGACCTAGTCCTGACCATTGCAACGGTAAATTACGATGCCCAGACAACTAGCGTCACACTCACAAACTCACCAACTATCGATGTGTATCAGACACTAGATGGCAAGGCTTACAAGCACGTAGATGACCAATGGGAATTGGCTATTGAGTTGCTTGCCGATTGGGGAGCAGCCTCATCACTATTTGAAGCAATGTGGACTGCTTGCGAATCAGCACCAAACACAACTCTTGCAGTTTCACTAACTGCTGTTACAGGAGCTGTATTTACTTGCAACGTACTTCCAGTATTTCCATCCGTAGGCGGTGGAGCACCAGGAGCACAGACTGATTCATGGACTCTCACAGTCGTTGGAACACCAACAGAGACATTTAGTTAAAAACTAACAACGGGAGCAAACAATGAAAAAAGCAATAACAATAACGTTTCAGTCGGGGGATCAGGCTACGCTTGTAGCCTATCCACCTGATTTCGTTAAGTGGGAATTAGCAACAAAGAAATCAATCGGTGAGTTTGCTGGGATGCATGACATTCTTTTTGTAGCACATAGCGCATACAAAAGAGAAGCTGCGGGTAAGCCAACAAAACCATTTGAGATTTGGGTTGAAAGCGTTGTCGATGTCGAGGTTGGGGATGATAACCCAAAAGCCATAGACGAGGGAGTATCAGCCGACTCATAATCGAGTTGGCGATAGCGACTCAGATTCCTATGAGTGAGTGGACATCCGCTGAGGATATCCTTACGGCATTAGAGGTATTGGAGGAGCGCAATGGCAAGTGAGGCAATCACTTATGATAAGCAAGAATTGCGCGGAATCATTAAAGCCTTTAAAGCAATGGATGAGGAAGCGGTACAAGCTGCTAAAAAGGAATCATCTGCTCTTGCTCAATATGCTGCTGATAAAATAAAAGCAGCTGCTGCAACTCGTAGCGTTTCAGGTATCGCTGCTAGACGTATTGCTGATGGAGTTTCGGTAAGCAAGTCAAGCAAGGTTGGTGAATTATCATACGGCTTTGCTCGTCAAAAGTTTAGCGGTGGCGGTTCAACTTTGGATTTGCTTTACGGTATGGAGTTTGGTTCCAATCGTTTCAAGCAGTTCCCAAACCGTACACCAAGGCAAGGCAGGGGCAACTCAGGTTACTTTATTTACTCTACATTGAAACAGATCCAACCGGATCTGATTAAACAATGGGAGGAAGCATTTGATCGCATCTTGAAGGAGTGGGACTAATGGCAGGTAATAGAACGCTCAAACTCTCCATCCTTGCAGATGTCGATAACCTTAAAAAGAATCTTGATTCAGGCTCTAATGATGTTCAAGGCTTTGGCGACAAGATTGCAGGCTTTGGCAAGATCGCTGGCGCTGCATTCTTAGCAGCAGGAGCAGCAGCTGCTGCATACGCTGGCAAGTTAGCCATTGATGGTGTTAAGGCTGCTATCGAGGATGAAGCGGCACAGATAAGACTTGCCACATCTTTAAGAAATGTTACTGGGGCTACTGATGCTCAGATCGCTGCTACAGAGAATTACATCCTTAAAACATCATTAGCAACAGGTGTCACAGATGATGTACTCCGTCCTAGTTTAGATCGTTTGGTTCGATCAACTAAGGATGTAGAGGAAGCACAGAAGTTACAGACTATTGCATTAGATATAGCTGCTGGTACTGGCAAGGATCTAGGCTCAGTAACCGAGGCGTTAGGTAAAGCCTATGACGGTAACTTTGGAGCCTTAAAGCGCTTAGGCGTGAGCATGGACGAGGACATCATCAAGTCTAAAGATTTTGATGCTGCAACTATTGCGCTATCTGAAACCTTTGGTGGACAAGCAACAATTCAGGCTGATACATTTCAAGGAAAGTTAGCCCGTCTTAACGTAGCATTTAATGAAGGCAAAGAAACCGTTGGCGCCTATATTTTAACGGCTATTACTCCACTTGTTGAAACTTTTGTCAATAAAATCATTCCAGCATTTAGTGAGATCGCAACAAGTATTGGGGAAGATGTTGGCCCAGCGTTTACAACTTTTTTTGAGTTTGTTCAAGCAGTTGCAACACCAATCTTTGATGCTTTTAAAAAAGCCTTTGATGCGGTAAGTAAAGCAGTAAATGCAAATAAAGATGAGTTTGCTAGCCTTTTGCCACTTATTACAGATGTGGTGAATTTTGTTAAAAAGTTCCTTTTGCCCGTTTTTGGTACTTCATTGGTTGCTGCGTTTAAAATCGTAGCTGCTGGTATTGGCCCGGTACTTACAGCATTTGGTAAAGCTGCCGAATTGATTGGCAATGCTTACAACGGTTTAAAAAACTTTATTAATTTGGTAAAAAACAATCCTCTCGTTAAGGGTATCTCTGGAGCAATTGAGAATATCTTTGGTGGCGGTAGAGCTGCCGGAGGGCCAGTATCAGGAGGCACAACTTATTTGGTAGGCGAAAAAGGACCAGAATTATTCACTCCTGGATCAAGTGGAAACATCATCCCAAATAATCGTTTAGGCGGTGGTGGCGGTGGAGTTATTAACATTACTGTAAACGGCGCAATTGATGCTGAGGGAACAGCCCGTCAGATTGTGGACATTCTTAACCGAGCAACTGCTCGCGGTGGATCGGGTTCCGGAGCGCTGGTAATGCCATGACCCAATGGACTCCTGATTGGCAGGTAATTATTAATGGCGGTGGTAATTACACAAACCTCACCCTTGCTAACCTAACAATCACTTCAGGGCGTACCGACATTTATTCTCAACCTTATGCGGGATATTGCAGCGTTAACATTATTAACCTTGACCAGTCACCAATCGTTATTGATGTTAATGACCAAATAACAATTAAAGTCAAAGATTCAACTGGAAACTATGTGAATCTGTTTGGTGGGTACGTCACAGATATCGACGTAGAGGTCACTCGGGCCTCATCTATGGCTATTTCAGAGTCAATCCAGGTAACTGCATTGGGTGCTTTATCTAAACTGCCTAAAACCCTCACAGAAGGCGTTTTAAGCAAAGAGTTTGATGGCGATCAGATTTACACAATCCTGAGTCAAGCATTGTTTGATACTTGGAATGAAGTACCAGCTGCGACAACTTGGGCTGGGTACGATGCAACAACAATATGGGAAAATGCTGAGAACTCTGGAGTGGGCGAAATTGACCAACCAGGTAATTACGAATTAACTGCTCGCTCAGCCAGCACAACGGATTTGTATAGCCTTGTGGCAGGTTTGGCTATTTCTGGCCTTGGATATCTATATGAGGATTCACAAGGCAGAATTGGTTACGCCAATAGCACTCATCGTAGTGAATATCTAACTGCCAACGGTTATATTGATCTAACTGGTAACCATGCTTTGGGTAGTGGAATTAGAACCTCTAAACGCTCAGGCGATGTCCGTAATAACATCATAATTACCTACAAGGCAAACGCTCAACAATCGGCATCCGATGCCGCTTCAATTGCTGTTTATGGTCAACAGGCTTATCAAATTACAACCTCACTTGAAAACAGTTCTGATGCTTTAGATCAAGCAGAGTTTTATTTGGGATTACGCGCTTTCCCAGAGGCTCAATTTAAATCTATTACTTTTCCAATTTCCAACCCAGAAATCGATGATACCGATAGAGATGCTTTATTAGAGGTTTTTATGGGTATGCCAGTAAATATTACTAACTTGCCTTCAAACATTACCAATGGTCAATTTCAAGGTTTTGTAGAGGGCTGGACTTTTAACGCTGGATATAACTCCCTTTACTTGACTTTGACGGTGTCACCAACTGCTTACAGTCTACAATCCACACGCTGGAATGGAGTATCAGGAGCCGAGACATGGAACACATTAAGCCCCACACTAGAATGGATTAACGCTACAATAGTAGCCTAATAAAGGAGAAAAATGGCAACGACTACGAACTATTCCTGGAGTACTCCAAATGATACGGCATTGGTTAAAGATGGCGCAGCTGCTATTCGTACTCTGGGCTCTTCTATCGATACAACAACCAAGGCCTTAAATCCTTCAACAACACTTGGAGATATTGAGTACCGTTCATCAACGGCTAATACTAACACGCGTTTAGGTATTGGAACATCTGGTCAGGTTTTGACTGTTACTGGTGGTGTTCCTGCTTGGGCAGATGCTGCAACAGGCGGAATGACATTGATTAGTACCACAACGCTAGGAAGTACAACTACAACTATTTCCTCAATTCCAAGCACTTACATTTCTCTTTACATAGTTTTTGAAAACATGACTTCTGGAACAGCTAACACAGCGATGAGATACCAATTTAACAGCGATACTGGAAGTAATTACACTTATCGCAGCGGCACAGGTTCGGGAACAATTGCTAAGACCGCATATTTTGGTTGGGATTTTGGTACTTATCCTTTTGCAGGATCCTCTCCATACAATGGATCAATGACTATTCAAAATTACACCGCAACAACAAACGCGAAACCTGTACAATCTCAATTTGTAGTTCAAGCAGACGCGACTCCAGGATTTACTAACATGCTAGTTCAAGGAGCTTATTACGGCACTTCTGCAATTTCAAGCATGACAGTTTATACATTCGGGGCAGGTACAATCGGCGGAACAGTTAAAATCTACGGGGTGAAATAATGACAAAACCACTAATAAGAATTCACGATATTGCGACAGATGAAATAATCGATCGCGAAATGACAGACGCAGAATTCGCTCAATTTCAGGCAGACCAAATGGAATCTGAAATAAAGGCAGAAGCCGAAGCCGCTAAAGCCGCCGAAAAATCTGCGCTTTTGGCACATTTAGGAATTACCGAGGATCAGGCGAAACTGCTTCTCGGATGAAACCAAGACTAAGTAAATCGGCTATTCAACTTCGTGAGCAAATCGATGATGCCTTCCCGGATAGAGATCGGACTTCCGATGGCTGGATTGGTGACACACGACATAATGCGCGCAAGTCAGATCATAATCCTGATGAGCAAGGCTGGGTTCGTGCCATCGATATTGACCGTGACCTGTCCGGAAAAGCCAAACCTGACCTCATGCCCGACCTTGCGGATCAGATTCGACTTTATGGCAAGTCTCATCCTAAGCGAATTAGTTACGTCATATTTAACGGCAAAATCGCATCATCCAAGCGCGGTTGGAAATGGCGTGAATACGATGGAATTAACCCGCACATCAAGCACATCCACATTTCTTTTCAAAAGGCTGCTGATGAGGCTTCAGACTTTTTCCAAATACCAATGCTAGGAGGCAAACTATGAATATCAAGAATCCTTACGCTCTAACTGCTGGTGCATTCTTAGCAGCTTGGGCATCATCTAACTTCTCATTAGATCATCGTGCAGTCTTGTTCGCGATCCTGTCA